TTACTTGTTGCTGGAATTTTTTTAATACAGCAGTTCCATCATCTCGGACAATCAATCTATATTCAATTTCGTTTGCCACTGGGTCTTCCTTTCATATCGTTTTTCTGGTGGGAATTCAAGACTTGAGAAATTATTCCAACCTTATATAAACATTCCTCTTTGTCTTGAACTCCCAACGTTGCACAGATATTAAGGACAGTTCCTGGATCAATTCCCCATGGACCCATAGCAGCAAATTGGAAAACTTGCCAGGCATCGAGATTTTCGAAAAGAATTCCAGGAAAACATTGCTCGCAAGGTGGATTTACTTCTTTTCCAGAATTTTTACTTTTACGTTCATAAAACAACTTACAATCTGGACACCAAATTCCAGTTTTTTGCTTTTTAGCAATCCACTCTGCGAGCTCTTCTAGTTTTTTCTTTCTGCCTCAAGCTTTCTTTGTTCAGCTTTTTGCAGTTCGTCCGCCTTTTTCATAATGAAAGTCCGAAACGTCTCTTCATTGAAAATCGCTTTCTTTATTTCAAGGCGGTCTTTTTGCGGATCCTGGACATCCTCAACCTCAATGCCTTTCCAGTCTTCCAAAACTCCATTAAAGATTTCCCAGGTAAACAATCCGAGGTCTATATCCTCAAGAATTTCCATCCGTTTTCTTCCAGCTTCATCCGTTAACTCTGTAGGAGCACGTTGACGGATTTTAGATCTAACATCCAAGCTGTCAGAAAACTTCATCGGACGGATTAAAAACTCTACCTCGGAAGCTTCCGGGTATTTGATCCAGACCGGTTCGGAAAACCTTTTCAGTTTCATGATAGAACTTGCCCTCCTTTTTATTTTTAATCTACCCAACCTTATGCCAAGATGAGTTTACCGAACCCGACAACGTTGAACGTAACACTGGCAACGCCAGCTTTGTCATGAGACACAGACACGCCGGAAATGAAAGCACCAGCGTTTGTCTCACCTGTTATGTCTGGACACCAATACGAAGTAGTATTGATGTAAAGCCGGACATCGGTAAGTTTCGTGGCTGCGATTTCAGCCTCCTGCAAAGCAAGTTGACCGGTTGTATCAGCAGGATCATACATACCCTCCAAGGTAGCCGTCCACCGCTGCATCCCGATCATCATTTTTCCCCAGACTGTTCCGAAGCAAGACACATCGATTTCATCAGACCGAATATCGAGTGTCCATCGGCCCATGTTCTGGACTAGAGCACTCCCGATTTTGATGCTTGCAAATCTCCCCATTAAAGGATCGCCCATCTGAACCTACCTCCTTCCAAATTGCAATGGCCCCCTACTCTCCAAGCTCTCTTTTAACCCACTCAATGTCAAGACACTTTCTATATAGGTTAATGATCCTCTTCCAACTTCCTACTTTATTTAAGATGCCAAAATATATCCAAAAATGACGATCAACAGAAAATTCTCTTAAATGCCCAATATCATAATTAGTCATGATTGCAATTTTGAATCCAGCTTCAAATGCTCTCCTTGTAAAATATGTATCTTCACCCCTTTTTTGCACTCGGACCGTCTTTTTCCCTTCGGAATCAATTGTTTCACGTTCCAAAGTTTCAAACCTAAACCATGGACGTTCTAGCGCCACGAAGACGTCGGTTTTTACCAATAAACACGCTGCACCGGTTGAACCAACATCAAGAACATCCCCAAATTTAAAATCACGGAAAGGTAACAACGGACGACCATCTTTACTAAATGCTAAAGGTTCATAAGGAGGATAACCACGATAACATAATCCTCCTACAATATCAGCTCCGTATTTTTTTCTTACCTCAAACATATCAACTAAAACATTAGGAGGAAAAACCATGTCATAATCTAAAAACAACACATCTGTCAATCCCTTTTCAACAGCATAGGCAGATTGATACTCTCTTTTCTCAGCAATATCACCTCCTTGAACTGGAGAATCTAAATAAACAAAATCTGGTTTCTCCAATGTTAAAAGGCTTACAGATGTATTTGTATTCATGTAAGGCCAACTTGTTGGTACGCCAATTCCTAATTTCAGTCCCTCCGGCCATTTTCCCATATGCCCTCCTTATGGGTTTGTCCTCGAGAATTTGTAAAATACCTTTACACCAACTTCAAACATTCCGAGACCCTCCGATTCGGAATGTAACCATCCTTCATCCGTTTTCACTCCAGATACTAATGTTTTTGCTGCGTTTGGATTATAAGTAGGATTATTCAATGCTTTAACTATGTCAGCAATGATATTGCATAAAGGAACTTCAGGATTTTCTTTATCCTGTGTATATCCTTTTATTCGAACATCCATCCAAGATCCTGTTTCGTTATCCAATGTATCTTCAAATGCTTCATCTCCTCCCAAAACCATTAAGTGAGGGAATTCTTGCACTTGATCCCAAAAGGTAAATTTTCTTTCACATTTAACAACTGTACTCGTAAATCCATTAGTCTCTTTAATATTCAGGCCCATTGTTTTAAAATTTTCTAATATAGTATTTCTTGAACTCATTTCATTGCTCCTTCAAGTAATTTTCGAATTGTTGGAAGAGCATCAATAATTGCTGGTCTTAAAAACGGCCGAGCTGGTATTCCACGAGTAAATTTTGAATAAACTAATTCTCCTGTTTTCGATGAAATAAATTTTAAAGTCCTTTTCGATTTAGGAGTAATAAACCGGGAAGGACTGTAAGCAATGCTAGATGTCATTCCTCCATATATACCATATCCTCTTTCCTGAACTTTTGCATACCACAACGAGGATCCTAAAATTCCAATTCCTAAGATCCCACTTCCAGGCAATCCAGGTTCAACTTCTCCTCTAACACTTTGCCTCAACCATCCTCTTCCAACACCAATTTTTCCACCTAAATCTCCTATTACGGAGGACCTCGGACCAGACAAGTAATTCTCTTTTGAAATTCGTTCGGCATAAAGCATCCCCAATCTTAATGCCTGAAGTAATTTCTTCCTCCTATCCTCAGAGGATCCAGAACTATCGTCTTTGATGTTTACTAATTTTATTTCAATCATATGATATAGAAATTGAGTTCCTTTGGAACATCATGTTTCAAAAAATTGACTGATCCATCAGGAAGAGACCTTGACGATACTCCAAGTTCTCCACCTTCCCCTTCTTTCATAGAAAGAACAACCATTTCAACTAAAGCTAATTTCAAATCATCAGGAATTGCATCAGATTCATACCCTCCTGTATATATTACCTTAATTGATCGAAAATGGTCTTCTGTATCATAATCAAACTTCAAAATTCCAGAATCAGGATCGACTGCATAATCAGCAGAATCCACAAGAGTATCTTCTCCAAATACTCTATCGTAATCTTCATAAACTTTAAACGTTTTAGTAATATCTACAGGAAGTTGATGAAGGATAAAAACTCTTCCACCACCATTGAAATATTCAGATATTTCTCCTGATATAAATGAAGGCCTATTACAATGATTTAAAGCAAATTTTTCGACTTGTGGAATCAAAGCATCAATAACAGTATCCTTTGTATCGGATGTCAACTTTAAATAACTCTTTACATCTTGTTTTATTATTAAAGACATGATTCACCTTCCATTCTGGGAGATGATGTTTACTAAATTCTCAGCAGAATTTTCCCACGTAAATTTTGATTGAATTCTAATACTAGCCTTTTTCCCTTTTAATAATGCACGTTTATAATTCTCTCTGACAAATATCATTTGTTGAGCAATTTGAACTACATCAGGAACTGCACATTTTGTCCTTCCCAAATCACCTAGAACAGGTGATTTCATGTTTGCTTCACCCATAATATATCCTACTGGAAAACCAACGTCTTCATCAAAAAAATCTGTAACGCCACTATAATAAGTTGAAATGCAAGGCAATCCTGTCGCCATTGCTTCGGCCAATGTCAATCCAAACCCCTCTCCTCTTGTAGGAAAAACAAAACAATGAGCAGAATGATATAAATCAATTAATTCTCTCTGTGAAAGATTTCTCGAATCTAAAATTACATTTTTATTCTGTTGAATTTCACAATCAGGAATATTGGTAGTTTTAATATAAAGTTCAACAAATGGACTGTCAACAAAACCTGCTTTCGTCCATAAGTAAATTAACTCTTGCCATCCTTTACGTGGATTTGGAGCACCAACCCACAAATATCTAAAATGTTTAGGATGATTTTTTCTTAACCTATAGGTAAATACTTTTTCAACTCCATGATTCACTACAAATATTTTATTTGGATCGAAATAATGACTGAATAAATCTTTAACCCATTTACTTGGTGTAAAAAGAAAGTCTGCATTTTGGATATTTTTAATATAGATTTCCGGAATTTCAGTTCCTTCAAACATCGTGAACAGAAAGTTTGTTTTCCCATCAACTTTCTGAGGAAAGAATTCCGGAGTTGTAATAAACAAAGCATTAAGAGCGTCTGAAGTTATTTCAGCAATTTGAGATACATATTTAAAAAGAGTTTCATTATGAGTACGATACCCATAAAGGTTGACCATCTGATTTTGATTATACTGTGTAACCCAAAGAATTTTAACTTTTTCCATAAATTTCCCAATCTGAATCTACAGGAATTCTTTCTAACAAATTCCTACTATCTTCTCTAACATGTTT